CTTGCGCTTGCTCTGAACCAAATGGGTTAAGTTTATTTTTGGCATTACCACCAGGGAACATTTTTTCAATGACATCAAGAAAAGCTCTTTGTTGTGCAACCCCTAACTGATTACCATAAGCGTTGTCCGAACCCATAATTGCAACGGCATTTTGAAGCATCTCTTTTTTCTTCTTTGGATCCATTGCACCCATTTCTACCGACATATCTTTTAAAATTTTTTCTGGGTTATTTAAATCATTAGTACCGACTGCCCTTCTTTGTATTTTGTTAGCAATGTCGGCAGGGCTATCGCTGAACATTTGCAATACTGCACCTAACGCATCCATAGCCATATTCTTTACGCTTTCAGTAAAATCATTCCAAGCATCGCCAGCTTCAGAAAGAGCATCTATTGACTCTTGTGAAGTTTTGTAAACTCTTTCTCCGTGAACTCTTATATTTTCACTACCCATTTTAATCAATGGCAATAATTCCTTATAAGATGAACCAAGCATTACATTTGCGTAATGATTTAATGTTGCTTCGTCTGTTCCGGCTTCTTGTGCTTTTGCTAAAGCTTGAATTGCATCAAAGTAAGTGAATGTTCTATTCTTTATTTGGTCAAAACTTACACCCATCTTGTTAAGCAATACATTCATTTCTCCGCCGTGCATTTGAGCGTATCCAAGGCGACGATTGTATTCGCTAATATTATCTGCAAGTTTTCCTATGGAAATTCCAGAAGCTTTGGCTACACCTTCAAGACCTTGTAATTGTTGAGGGCTTAAATTTGTCTGGTAACTTAAATTGCGAAGTTGAATGGCTTGATCCATTAACTCCTTGGCTTTAGCGGCTAATAAATCAACAAATTGACCAACGGCTTGGCCTACTGGCCCAAACAAACTGCCTACTGCCGCACCTACGTTTCCAGCCAATAAATTTGAAGCAAAGTCCATTGCTTTTCCAACACCTCCAGCGCCTCCAGCGCCTCCTTGCGTTAAACCATTTTTAATGGTCTTACCAGCTTCCTTTACTTTCTTTTCAAGTTCGGTGGTATCAGCACCTATGGTTACGGATAGATCAGCCATTATGGTTCATCTCCTTTTTGTACGCCGCAATGCGGTCATTGAAATTCTTTAATTCTTCTTCATCATCCGTGGACAATATATCGAGTTTAGCACCATTGTAAATAGCGTGACAGACTGACATCCAGACCGCTTCGCCCTCCGGCATTGTCCAGGCTTCTTCCAATGTGCAACCATTACGAACATTACTCGAAACGCACGATAATACCCAAGGCACATTCTCTTTCTTTTTTTCCTTATTTTCTTTTTCCCAAAATTTTGGATAAGAGCAAGAAACATTGATGCAACCTAAAATAGTCCCAATAACTTGAGAATAGTATTTATTATTCCAAGAAAGATAAAGCATCCATATTTTTTCACTAAACGACAAAGGTTTAGCCATTTCTGATTTGTCGTAAGTCGAAAGAATACGGATTGCAATCAATACGGAGTATGGGTTTAATCCGTTTGTAGTATTGTATATAAAAGGAGAATCAATTACCTCCAGCGCTATGCGGTGACGTAAACAAAAAGGCAATAAGGTCTTGCCACAAACCTTGTCTTGCTTTGGCAATACTGTAACCGCTTGGAGGTAACGAGCATCCATCGTTGGGATGCCGCCCGATTAGGCGGTTAAGGTAATTTGTTGATACTTGATTCCTTTAACTGAAACTTTACGGAAATCCTTGTTAGTTCCTTTGTCGTCAATTGACTTGAGGATATACTTAACACCATTATATTGAAAAGCAGTTCCGTTGTCTGGAATTTCATCACTTGCTAATAAAACACCTTCAAGACTAACTTCAACACGTGTATCGTCTAAACGATCCGTGATAACACGACCTTGTTGGTCGGAAACCTCTGTGTCATTAGCAAACGAATAAGAAAAGCTATCGGACTGAACCGTCATATAGAGAATTTCTGGATTATCGTCTCTTAATCCGTAGAAGTGTGCTACTCCGAAATCTTTGGCGGTGCTTGGCATAGTTTTATGATTTTAGCCAAGTGTCAAGGTGCGGAGGGTAGGACTCCCCAAACGGTGTATTCCAAGGCATTTCCGTAGCGACGTTGGGACATACCCTCCTCATCGCTTAAAACCCACATATCGTATAACTGGCCATCGCTGGTTGGATTGAAGGTCGCCTTGATTGCTTCCACATCCCGAAGGTATCCCATAACCTCCACGACTCTGGCACGATGGACATCGAGGGTTTCATCGTCTGCGGATGAGTATACAAATATTTTAAGCGTTGCGGTGTAGTTACCAAGCGTATTGCTACCAAGGTCGTCCACGGCTTTGGATGACTCCGCGTGGCAAATGATAATAGGAATCACACGAACCTCGTCGGTGATGCCCTTGTGGATCGCAACGCCGGTGATGTTAGCGGAAAGGTAAGAGGTTATCTTTTCCTCAAGGATGGTTCGGAAGTTATAGAATGGTGGAGTAGGCATAAATTAGTCTTTGGTTTCAAGTAGGTTGAACCCTTGTGGCATTTGAGCAATTACTTGTTTTAATGTTCCGTGATTTTTAGGGTTTTGTAAATGACGTAAAATTTGGCTACGCATAACATATGCTCGGTGGCTTAATGCCGCCATCATTAACGGATACCAACGACGATATCGTTCACGACCCTGTGAGCCAACTTTAACAGTAGGTTTATTTCCAATTAAGTTTTGGACGCATATTTTATCCCCACCACCTTGGCGGCTAACCCAAGCCACAGAAGGCATTTTACCTAATTCAACACCAGCATAATACCAGCCGGACTTTAGTTTACCGACTCTGGTCTGGACTCTCTTAATGTAGCGCTCAACAACCTTAAAGTCATCTACATAAACTGTGTTTACTTGCTCTTTCACATTGTATGCTGGTTTACCACGTATTGCTTCGTGAAGTGATTTAACTTTTCCTTCAGTAGTCCCATTCCAGAATGTAGCCACACCGCTACCCGAAGAATTACTTTCATATTTCTTAAATAATTCCCATTCACCTACACCTAAAAATCCACGATCTTTAAACCAATCAAATACCCAAGATGGTTTATGTGGTGGTGGTAATTCTTTTTTAGCGTTCATCCAAGCACTAAAAATTCCAAGATTTCCGAATTCTGCTACTTGTTGTGCGGGGGCTTGTGCAAGTGGGGCAAATATTCTCCTAATCTGACTGCTTACTCTTTTCTGTCCGTTTTTTTGTGCAATGCTATCCATACCAGCACCTTTAGCGCTTGAAGGCCCAGAGCCGGAGAAAGGCGGCGTGTATTGCACCATATCTCTACAGAATAATCGAGCAGTATTCTTGACGACCAATGCCATAGATTTATTCATCACTTGGCAATAGATACTAACGAGTTTGTTGAACTCGGTAATATCTACTTTTACATTTGTTGCTACCGTTACTTGCGTAGCCATTACTGTTCCTTGGTTTGGACTTTAACGATGATCCAAGCGGAAGGATTGCGGTCAGTCACATTCATTATGCGGAACTCCTTGCCGCCGTAGGCAACAATGTTCCCGAAGGCAATAAGCCCAGGATTGGCCACCGCATCGGAACGAAGGAACTTCATATCAAACGAGGTATGGTTAAGGAAACCACCAGTTTCCAAGTCCTGCATAATAGACGGCTGACCCATTAGGGCATTTAACGCTATTGGCGAGCCACCTGGGACGTTTTTAACCGTCACCGCTTTAGGTATCTCCCCTAATATTTCAAAGGCGTCTGAAGCCCATTCTTCGGTGATTACGGACATAGGTTTAGCCGTGTGTCAAAAAAGAAACCCCCACCGGCGATGGTGGGGGCTTCAGTCATTTTCGCTTTAGGGTAGTCTTGCTACCCTTGAAATTACGAAGTGAACGCAATACGCTGGAGGGCGTTGGGGTTACCAACAGCCGAACCAACTAACCAGAGGGCGCTCATATTGTGAGTACCCATTTGCCAGTTGTACCAGTAACGGAGAGCGAAGGAGAATTTGCTGTCTGGATCAGTTACAACCATTTGTTCGCCACCACCAGTTGTAGGTGTAGCAGGAACGCGGGTTACGATAACTAAACCTTCTTTGCAAGAAGCTACGCCGTTTAAACCTTGGGTGTAAGCATCGCCAGAGGTAGGGAAACCATTATACTCGCTAACAGAGAAACCGTGGAGTTTCTTGCTGATGGAGTTATTTTGGATCACATCGGAGTTGCCGTATGAGAAGGTTTGAGCAACGGAAGCGTCTTGAACGAGTTGACCCATAGCGTCTGGTGAGAGAAGCAATTTACGGTCAGCGTGAGGAAGGTTGGCTTTGGTTAAAGCGGTTGCGGCGTTAGCGATAGCAACACGGGTGAAACCAGATTTAGCACCGGAGTAAGCGGCAGTCGTGAAGTTTGAGGAAGTTACTTTGGAGAGAACATCGTCGAACAAGCTCTTTTGAACTGCGTTAGCGATAGGTGCGAAGAACAGACGGCGAAGGCGCTCAAGTGAGAGAGTGCTTGCTTCGTAGTCGGTGAAAGCAACGTCAACATACTTGAGGTCAGCGATTGTTACAGGAACATCGGTCGATGTCGCAGTAGCAGGAACGAAGCCGTTAGCAGGGTTGAAGGTCGTTGCGGTGAACGAGTCAGCGTAACGAGTGTGGACAGTAGTTCCGCGCTCGGCAACATATGATCCGAAATCGGTTACTGCGATTTCAGTCAAAGGTACGAGTTCTGGAACGAGGGTGCGTAGGGACTCCTCGGCAACGAGTTGCAAGGTTAATCCACCAATGGAGTTAGACATATTGTATTATGGGTTTGGAAATTAGCGAAGGCCGGCGGCACGTAAGATTGCCACGCGGTTCTTTGTATAAAATTCAGATGCTTTCTTGGCATCTTCTTGTTTGAGACTCGCCCACTCTTGGGCAATATCTTCATCGGATTTAGCAACCGCAGTTGCTTCACCAGGAGTTACTTCAACAGGGTTCACGCCAACAGATGCGGCGATTGAAGCGGCTTTCTTGCCAGCAGACTCTTGAGATGCTTGGATCTCTTTGGCTTGGGCTTCGGCTTTAGCGACCATTGCTTCGGCTGAAGCAAGTTTAGCGGAAGCGTCTGCTAACTTTGCGGACAACTCGACGATGCTCGCTTCCTTGGAAGCAAGACCTTCAGTTAGTTCAGCGACTTTAGCGGTGAGAGCATTGACCTCGGAAGCCTTGGCCTCTGCTTCAGCAGATTTACCAACGAAAGCTTCCTTTACAGATTTAAGAGTTTCTTCGAGCGTCATTCTGCGTTTAGCCAAGTGTCAAGCCTTTGGCTTACAATCGGTATCCACAGGGGGGCAGTCCTTCTCTGGAACTTCGGGAATTTCCTCCTCATCTTCATCGGAGTCAGTTCCATCTTCATTCTTCTTTTTCTTCTTTTTCTTTTTATCATTCTTATCTTCGTCCGAAATAGGTTTGGACTCGTCCTTGTCGCCTTGCTCTGGGCTTACATCCGCCGCGTAACCGCCGGAAGGAGTGGTCGACGCGGGGATTGGCTCTTGACGCTCGTAAGCATTATATTCCTCTGGGCTGATATACATTAACAAATCATCAAAGGTGTCCATAAGACCACTTACGAGCATCTTCATTGCACCCTTACGACCAGACCAGCATTGACCTTGCATATCTTCTACCTTGGCAAAACTACGGACTGAAATCACATCGCTGATAAACCAATCGTGGGTTTCTTTAACATCGTCCTCGAAAAGTTTGCGTTGTTCGGCAGTCATCTTTGTTCCTGGGTATCCTGCGGCTTTCGCCCAACCCGATTTGATTACGTCAACGGCCACGCCTTCTTCTTTGTAAGCTTCAGAAATATCGTAGACTGGAATGTAGACACCGATTGATCCAACGATGGACGAAGGCGAAACGAACACCTCATCACATTGGCTCATCAGCCACATACCGGCAGAGCAGGATTGTTTGCAAGTCCAACCGATTGTTCGCTTGGACGCATTTTTAATTCTTCGTGCTAATTCTGGAACGCCAGTTACTACGCCACCTGGTGTGTCAAAGTCGAAGATAATAGTTTTGATATTAACATCACGCTCACACTCCTCAATCATTTCTTGAACGTCCTCGACATCCACGCAACCCATCATCTTTTCAATCTCGGTGCAACCAGAACCGATAACACCCTTCACAGGGACTACGGCGATTGAACCAGACTTAATTAACTGCGGGACTGGGCCAAATAACATTTCCAAGACATCTTCGATGTCGTCATTAGCAAATGACTGGAATGGCACAGACTCTACTTTTTCTAAATATGCTTTTGCCTTCGCTGGCTCAATCAAGATTGGCGAGAAGGTTTTAAATGCGTTGGAAAGTGCGTTCATAAATTATTCGTCAGTGTTAGGATCGTCTGGGTCATCGGGTAAAATTTCCCCATCGTCGGGCATCTCTCGTTTGCGATTTTCATCGTTTGGATTGACCGAATTGTTTATATCAACAGGGGAAATATTTTGTGGCTTGTAGAGCATCGACAATGGAACGCCAAATTCTTCGGAGAGTTCGATAAGGTATTTCTTTTCGGCGGCGTTCTCTCTCATCTTTTCCTTCGGGTCTAAACCTTCTTCGAGGTAGTTATCCGTGAGACTCTTGAGTCCGCTTTCGATGTCCATACGGTTTTGTTGTGCGTCACGACCAGCATCGACGGTAACCTTGCGAGGTGTAGTCCAAGAAACATTAGTCCAGTTTTCAGTCGCCTTTAATTCACCGTCCTTAATTGCAGAGCCGATGATATAACCCCAGACTGGAGTGAGGAAGCGTTGAACCATAATGGCTTGGCGGTGTGAGAACTTGCGGTCAGCTTTAGCGACCACGAAGCGCATTGAAGCACCACCGGCTTTGGTTGGATCGGCTACAAACTCAAAGGGTAACATTCCAGCAAGGGAGTCCCTTTGCAGATGCTCTATAAATCCGTTAAAGGTTTGATTAGGACGGCTGGACTCAAAGGACTCAAGTTTCTCACCAGGTGCTAACGCTAAAACTTTTCCACCAAGGAAAGTTGATGCTTCACTTGGGTTGGTAAGACCATCGGCGTAGTCTTGTGGACGCATACCAAACGCCTCAAAGTCAGTTTGTGTTCCGTCAAAGTTTGGATTTTCTCTCGTGATGGTGCGAGTGATGTCGCTTGCAGTTTTGACTGCGAGTTTTTCGAGCGAAAGGATTTCCAGCATATCGACCAAGTTGTTGATACTGTGCTGAAGTGGTGAATATGCTCTCGCACCCGAAGCGAGTTCGGGTTCGTATAAATGGATTACTGCGTTTGCAGGAACGACACGACTTGAACCATCGGAACGAATTACGTTGTAGCCGATTGGTTGACCGTAGGGCCCGAACTGGATGCCGTCTATCATTCCTGGAGGAACTTCGTTGTTCGACGAATTACCTACGCGGTGCGACTCAATGACTTGGAGTTTAGGTTCACCTCTTGCACCTCTGGTCTTGATAATGAACACTTCGCCGTCACGATCCATTAAGCGGCAAAGAATGTGTTGCAATTCAAAGAACGAAAAACGACCAGTAATGTCGCAACCTCTTGAACCCCACTTTTTGAAATATGCTTCCGCTAAATCGTCCCACACTTCGTCGCCGGACTGTGCTTGTGGCTTGATACCATTGCCCACGGTATACAACGCCATATCCGATAACACTTGTCTGATAAGTCCCGCATTGAGTTCCAACCAACGCATTTTGCGGGTTGTCTCCATACGGTCGAAGACGGTCATCGTCTTCTTGAAGTCCTGCGGCCAAGACGACCAAATCCAAGAGCGTTTGTTACTAAACTTTGCGGACTCGAAATTACTGAAGATACCAGGGCCAGTAGATGCCTTCTTCTGTGGTGCGGTGTTATGTGCTACCTTGGGAAGTTTTGGCTTTTTAATCTGCGGTATAGCAGACTTACTGGATTTTGGTTTGGGCATTAGAGTCCTCGGAAATTATTTAGCATATTGATAACTCGAACACGGTCTGGTTGCCCATAAGTTTCTGGGTCTTTAATCATCAGAGCGTAGCGAGCTTCCAGCAGAGTTTCCTGCACCGTCATTGGGAATTGTTTAACGACTGAAGTGCCGCTATCGGCATACTCCATCATTGTTTTACCCTGCTTAAGTAATTCAACCGCTTTAGCCACGATTGCTTGGATATCGGGGATTTCCAAGATTAAGAATAGTCCTTGAGGTCTCGCCATAGCGTTAGCCGTATGTAAAGTATGGGCTTGCTGACCCCAACCCCTAACGAACCACAAGAGCCACCCGCAGTTTAACATTAGGATCAGCAAGCTTGAATACGAGGAAATCATTAGGTCGGTTACTGTCAAGCGGTTTCTTCTGCTTTTGTTTCAGTTTGTTTTTCGTCCACTTTGCCGTTTTTATTCTTACCACGACCAATGAGTTTTGCCATCATTGCAGGGACTAAACCCATAACCTCTGCGTCCCACAAGTGATTGGCTCTGTCGCCGATAGGTAACCAGATTGCCTGTCCATTGGCGGTGCGAGTGCGGTGTTCCGACTGCATCTGCTTGCGGTATTCGTCTCCGGAGTCCTCTGGGTAGGTGTGGTGATTTGCACGACGCAAGCGGCTTAACGAGTCCTTAAAATACAAGTTCGAGAACAGATAAAGTTTACACGATGCTTGTCCGACTTGGATAACCTTTGCCCTCGCGTATGGTCGGTAGGCAATCTTCACGCCATATGGAGTTTGGATACGCCAAGGGAATTCGTTTTGTCCCGAACCCTTGGTTGCGTTCCAGGCATACTTCGCACACATCCGATAAACGGTGTCTGTGTTCGGGCCGTCACCAGAGTCCACGAATACAAATATATCTGCGACCTCAAGTTTCTTTTGTGCTTCGCGTAATTGTTCCTCGGTGTCGGAGTAACCCCATTGAACCATTCGGCTCTTACCGTCAATCGACCAAGCTCTGACAATCCAGTAGTAACCTTTGCGTTGAACGTCCACGGACATAAAACGAAGTTTAGCATAGGTCTTTGCTTTTTTGTATTCCTCTTTGAACGGAGGTTCGGCAAGCATACCATCGACCATATATCCTTCGTCCTCCCATTCTTGTAACATCTTGTAACCTTGCGGCAACACTTCGCTTCCTCCGTCATCTGGATCTTCACTCCAAGACAACGCCAATCGTTTTTGTTTAAATTCTCTGCGGGCTACATTGTCGCCGTTTTCCTCAAAAGATATTTTTGCACTAATAGCCATCTCCGCAAGTTTGCCCCAGTCGAGTCCCCATTGAGCGCAGAGTGAGTTCCAATGGAAACCTACAATGCCCTTCGGTGCGTTCTGGTTCATCGGCACATACTCTCCGGTTGCGTTCAATTCCGCACGAACCTCAAAGGAGTCCTTGTATTGATGTTTGCAACCCTTACACTCGTAGGTGCAACCTTCTTTGACTTTATCAATGTTCCAACCATTCGGCTCTTTAGCGTCCTCTGGATATTTTAATTGTTCCCACTCGTAAGGTTGGCGTGTTCCGCAATGCGAACATTTGAAAGTCCATTCCATTCGATTGGATGAGTTCCACAAGTCTGTGATGTCATCGCCCTCGACTCCACCTTGCGAGACGAGTAGTGATTTACCCTGCCAAATAAAAGCGGTGCGGCGAGCAAGTGCTTCGTTCAAGTGACCTTTCGGCCATAACCAGACTTCATCGCCTCCAAGGAAGCGAATTGAACGGCGTTGCAAATTCTTTTTGTTATTCGCACCAAGCACCCAACAAGTGTTGCGTTCAAATCTGGTTTTCTTCCATTGGTTGCGTTCCGCTTGTTCCATCTTTTCCATTGTTGCCGGTGTCGCTTCCCACATCGGACGTAAGCGGTCTTTCTGCCAGTCTTGTGCGTTGTCATCCACATCTTGCAAAAGAAGCGTAGGCCCAGGACTGCGGGTGGGAATG